GGCTTGCCGCCGGCGCCATCGCCGGCGCCACCGCCAGAACCGTCGCCGGCGTCGCCACCACCACCCCCACCGGAGCCGTCGCCGGGGCCGTCGCCCGCGGACATCAGGAGTCGAAAACGTTCGTTCATAATCGGGACCTCTCCAGTCTCGCCTGTGCGAGTCGTCTTGATCGTTCAATGATTTCCACGTCGTCCATCTGGAGGTGCTCGAGGATCTTGAGAATCACCGAGCGCCGGCCCTCCAGGTAGAGCATGTCATCGCGAGAGCCGCCGAGGCCGTAGGTCGGCCGGAGTTGACGGCAGAAGTCGTGTAGCCATATCAGTGTTAACTCGCCGTTGGGATTGTCGAACGTCTTCGCGAGCTCGGCGCGGAGCTCCTTGAGGTTCTTCTCGGACTCTCTGTAATCTTCCTTCGCGGCCTCTTCGGGGTCCTCGATGTCGTCGCTGAAATGCCCCGAGCTCACGCGGCAGCCGCCTGCCTCTGCTGGTCTGCCAGTGACGCGATCCCCGGCAGGAGCTTGGAGACGGTGTCGCCGGTCGCGAGAAGTTGCTGCTGTTGGGCCTCCTGCGCGGCGAGTCGGGCGTCGGCCTCCCGCTTCGCGGCGACGTCCTCGCGGCTGCGGATGACCGACACCGGCACGCCGTTGGCGACTGCAATCTCCCGGAAGGCCTCGTCGAGGTCCATGTTGTCGAGCACTCCAGGGTCCGCCTCGGCCAGTGCGGCGGACGCGCCGAAGGTGTCCAGGATCGCCTGGGCCTCGGCGGCCTTCTGGGCCCGTGCGACCGGCGACACATACTCGATCTGGATGGCCTCGAGGAGCGTCATATTCAGCGCGCGAAGCACGTCAATGACGTCCTGGGGCGGCCGCGGGAAGTCGCGCCGCCGCATCTCGACCGCCAGGACGCGCTGCACCATCGGGTCGAGTAGGTCCTTCTGGGCGCGGCCCATGACCGGCGACAGGATCCGCTGGGACAGTCGCGCGAGCTCGAGGACCTGGGTGGCTGTCATCCGAGGATCCTGGAACGCCTTGATGATCTCGGAGTGGAAGTGCTTCTCGATCTTCGCCTGCCGGTTCGCGATGAGCTCGGCCGGCCACTGCATTTGAGCCCGGCTCTCGAGGTAACGCACCGGCTCGCGAGCGCCGCCGTCGTTGCGCACCACGATCTGCGCCGAGGGAGTAATCCGCACCTGGGAACCCGGCATCACGCCATCGTCGTCTACCAGTACGGGCGGATCGGCCATCTTCTCGCTGGTGCGGATGAAGGAGCGGCTCATCGCGTTGAGCATCTTCTGGTCCGGCAGGGAGTCGACACCGGGGCCGCGGCCGTGCTTCTCGCCGGCGTCGACCGCCCAACGCCAATACATCATGGGGAACTCTCGGAAGCCCTCCTCGAGGATGACCTCGTTCGAGTCGATCGCGATATAGATGGACTCCCACTCCATCCCCGACGCGTCGATGTTGCGCGGCAGCACCAGGTCGCGTTTGCGGATGTGGTGCAGGAATGCCATGTCCACGTTCGGGTTCTTGTCGGCGAGCGTCGCGGCGGTGCTCGGGGCGTTGTCTCCGAACTGGTCGAGGGCCTGCCAGGGCTTGAGCGAGAACTTGCGAAACAGCGAGACGACGTTGCCGTCGCTGTCGACGTCGATGTAGATTTCCGCGATCGGCCGGGCCACGAACACCGAGCCAATCACCGGATCTTCACGCACCCACAGAGACGCGTTGCCGAAGCCGGGGCCGTCGTCGTATATCTCGGCGATCTGCGTGGCAAAGCCAGAGCGCGGCCGGGTGAATGCGATTCGGAGTCGCTGCTTCACCAGGTCGAGGTATCGGACGAGCGTGTCGATCTCGTTCAGGATGTCGAACTGCCAGCGGCAGTCGAGCCAGTTGGTCGCCGGATTCGTGAGCAAGGCGTGGAGCGCGGCTTTCAGAAGGTTGTTGGAGTCGCGCGAGGTGGTGTCGTAGATGCGGGTCATCCGCTGGCGGCCCGGAACGCGCTTGCTGAGGAAGTCGCGGCGGCCAAGGCTGTGGTCGGCGACCTCCTGCCACATATCATCGAAATGGCGGCGCTCGTCGGCGAGCATCTCCCAATACTCGATCAGCTTCTTGGCGCTGCGCTCGAGGGGCACTCTTACAAACTCCCAGCCGCGCCAGGCTGCGGGCCTCCGGCCACTGGCCGGTTTCCGCCCAACAGTCTCGGCCGCTGCGAGAGCGGGTCGCCCCCCTCGAGTACCCCGGTAAGCCTGGTGGACGCGATGCCAGAGGCGCGGCGCTGGCGGAGTAGCGCGCGGCGGCGGGCGTCTTCGACTCCGGGGTCGTCACGACTCGGCACGTCGGGGTCCTTGGTGAACACGCCGGCGGCGCCGAGGACGCCAACTACGGTGTTGATGGCCCCAAAAACGATCGGGGCGGCGGCGATCAGCGCCGGAGCGAGTACGGTCAAGATCATTCCTCCCACCCTCCGAACTCATCCCACTCGTGCTCTACCTGATTGGCGTACTTCTGGACGCCGAGGTCAGGCTGGCGGGCGAAACGTAGCATCATCAGGCACTTGTAAAGAGCCGACAGCAAATCGTCGTGCTCCTTGACGATCAGGCCCTTTTTCCGGTGGTAGGTGCTCACCTCGAGCCAGAACCCGTCGAGATTGGAGAAGGCCTTGAAGCGGCCGCTCTGCATCCGCGACAGGAGCAGTTGCACGGCCGCCTCCGTCGAGTAGCCGCCCTTGGTCCCGTCTCGCGTCGGGAAGGTCGAATGCTCGTGCAGCATCCGCATACCCTTGCTGGCGTAGACGTCCTTGATCGGGCCTGAGTCGCCCCACTGGCGCATTCCGTCGTGCGGCCAGCACCAGCGGAGGCCCTGGTCGCCGCCCCAGGTCTCGAGGCAATCGGCGTGCATCGCCGGCTCGATCCGCTTCTCCTTGAATTCTCGGGTGAGGTAGAGGATGTCCGCCTCCTTGTCCCACGCGATTTTCACGGCCGCGAAGGGGTGGTCTCCGTAGCCGAAGTCGACGCCGCCGAGCACATGCCAGTGTCGCGGGATGTCGAAGACCTGACACTCAATCGTCTCCCGCTTCTGCTTGAAGATCGCGCCCTCGCCGAGCATCGGCATTCCACGAGCTCGAGCGTCCCGCTGGTGGTCGGGATAGGCGGCGACGATGATGGCCCGCTCCTCGTCATCGAAGTGCTTGGCCTCGTCGATATTCATTTGGGTGAGGTGTCGCTGCTCAGTCGACGCCTCCGGCCAGAACAGGCGGACGACCTCGGACGGGCCGAGGAGCGGGGTCATGGTCCCGAACAGGCAGCCGCCGGTGGCGGTGATGCGGGCGAGGAGCTCGGTGTAGACCAGGATATGCTCGGGCTCCTCGTCCCACCAAGCCCACTCGAGCGTCCCACCCTGGAACTTCTGGTAGCCCTGCTCGTAGGCCTTGAATCCGATGACCGACACGCCGCCGCTCTTGTGTTTGACGTAGGCCTGGTGGATCAGGTCCGGGAACGCGCGGGACATCTTCGGGGCCTTGGCCAGCGAGGACCTCGGGATCGTGCCCGTTCCCCACTCGTCCGGGTTGCCCATGAGCAGCCGTTGCGGCGCCTCGACGACGTTCGCCCAATTCGTGTTTGCTACCCAGCCGCGCGTCGCGTGGGTGAAGCGCTTGCCGACCCACCAGTCGGGATAGTCGCCGGTGGCGTGGTAGCCGCCTTCCTCGGCCGCGCATTTCGTCTTGCCGAGTTGGTTGCCCGCGAGGAGTAGCCGCTCGCGATGCAGAAGCCCGCCGGCGTGGAAATCGGCTTGCTTAGGATACGGCTCGTAGAGTGTGGTCTTGTGGGTCTTCAGCGCCAGCAGGATCCGGGCTGCCTGCTTCAGCGACGATGAGTCCCAGGCGCGAGGCGTTTCGATAGATCCAGGCTCGGCATTCGTCATCGGATTGATCCACCACGCGCACGCCGACGTCCGCGGCGAGAGCCTTCAAGTATTGACGCATTTCGACGTCCGTTTTCCCCTCGAGCTCGCCGTCCATGTTGAACACGTCGAGCCGCTCGCGGAACATGCCCTGGTGCTTGCCGAGGAGCTCCCAGGCGCGGTTGGCCGCCGTGAGCTCGACCTTGTATTCGCCGGTCTCGTTGCCGTCCCGATCGAGGACGGGCTTGGCCTGTGTGGCCATCTCAATGTTGTCGCGGAGGCCCCGGATGACCTCTTCCTGCGTCAGGTTTGTCGAGGCGAGCGACTGCGCGTTGAGATCGTTCTCGATCTCGACGACACGGGCCTGGATGTCGGTGTGGGACGTGAGCAGCCGAGAACCCTTGCGGGTAGCAGATTTGCGGTTGCTGGCCTTGAAGCCGGCGCCCCAATAGGCATCGGCGCGCTGCTTTTTCTGGGCCGTCAGCACCGCGAATTTTTCCCAGCGAGGATTTCCGAGCTCCGCCATCGGGCGCAGTATACTCAGGCGATGCCCTTTGAGGCCCAACGAGGCCCCGGCCTGCCTGCGGTGCGCCACACGGCGGCGCCGCCGAGCGTCATCCCGGATCCGGTGCTGTCGCCGGAGTTCCTGGCTCAGATCCGCGTAGCCGAGGGCGTCCGCACAGTGGTCTACGACGACGGCGTCGGCAACCCGACTGCCGGGATAGGCCACAAACTCCCGCGTGGCTCGCACCTCGAGATCGGCGACAGCGTGCCGATCAAGGAGGTTGAGCGCTGGTTTGCCCAGGACATCCAGACCGCCCGAGACGGGGCCGAGCTCGACCTCGACCGGCGCCACGGCGTCGGCGCGTTCAACTCTCTCGCACTGCGCCACCAGCAGCTACTCGTCGACCTGATATTCAACACCGACGACCCCTTCCCGAAGCTCAAGGCGGCCCTCGTGCGAGGCGATGCTGCGAGCGCGGAGAGAGAGGCCACCCGCTTCGCCAAGTTGGGCCCCAAGGGCGAGCAGGTCGAGATCCCCGGCCGCTCCGAGGCCGCCAAGCAGATGGTGCGCGAGGGCTTCACAGCCGAACCCCGCTAGAATCGAGGACGCCATGCCGCATGCAATCGGACACTTCCGAAGACGAGTCGACGAGAGCCTCTCGCTCGGAGAGGGCTTTGAGCTCCCCGGCTCCGCGGTTGGCGAGCCGCGCTTCCGGGCCGGCCAGGGTGTCAGCCGGCAGCCCAGCAACTTCGCCCTCGCGCTGTCTGACTTTCAGAGCGGCGTGCAGCCGCGGGTGTTGCGATCGCGGCGGAAGGCGTTGCAAGACGAGCTCGAGAGCGGCCGCCTCTTGGGCGTCTCGATCCGCAGCCGGGGCCTAACGGGCGTGCGCGCCAGGTTGCTACGAAGGAAGCTCACCGCGTTCGGGACGGTCGTGAATCCCCGAGGCACCAGTCGCCAGGTAATCAGCCTGTCGCCGGCCTTGCAGTCGCAGGCCTTCCAGAATGAATTCGGGAGCTCGGCCGGCCTCGCCCAGGGTGAGTTCCGGGCCGGCAACACCGGCGACACATTCTCGCGAGAGTTTGATACCGGACCCCCGAGCTTCTGAAATAGCAAGGGCCTCGAGACAGTCCCGAGGCCCCTGCCGCCCTGTGTCCGATGCGGCACACGGCTCGCCAGCCATTGTGCGCCACGGGGCAGAGCCTACAAGAAACCCCGCCAAGTCTCACGGGACCGGGCGGGGCGTCCTGGGGGGTGTCGGACCCGACGTGACCAGCGGGATCCGGGGCCCCCTTCGGGTGAAGGACCCGGAGATGAGTCTGGCGCAGATCGCCCCGGCGTGCCACCCTTGGCGCCATGAGCTCCAACAACTCGGTTACGACCGTGCACGGAGGGGGTGATGCCCCTCCCGCTGGAGCCCTAGCGGCGTCGGGAGGGCCTCCCAGGCCCTCGCTGTGGCTCAACGGCGCTGTGTGTCCACCTCGGAAAAGTCGGTTTCTTTGCGGATCCAGGCACACCGAGGTCCAGGCGGGTCGCCGGCGCAGGAGCGCTAATCGGCGGCCGGGAACCAGGCGGGTCGCTGTAGGCTTGCGCCGAAGGAGGCGGGTCATGCCCGCTACACCCGGCGCCGGCCCTGTCGGCGGCACGTCCCCGACGAACCTGGCCGGCTGACCCGCTGGCGCTAGCATCCCAACCCCAAAAGGAGATCCCACATGCACCTGGTTGTCACGATGTTGATGGACGTGAACACAGGCGAGACCGAGGACCGTGAGATCGCGAGGTTCAACGACGCCAACGTCGACAAAATTGCGATCGGCACCGTGCTCGACATCGACGACCACCTCGCCAAGGTCGTCGGCATCATCGTGAACCCGGCCGAGAACACCTTCACCGTCAAGCTGCCACGCGATCAGGCCTGGATCGACGAGCTCGTGACGCCGCCCACCCCCTTGGCGGATCCCGCCGGTTCCGACGTCGGCGGAGCGCCTGCGTGACCGAGGGGCAGATCAACTGGTTCGGTAGATCGCTCGTCGGTGCGATTGCCGCCGCCGTCCTGTTTGCGGGCGTCGGCGGCGGCTGCACCACGCTCCGCCAGGTCGGGAAGTGGTTCACGCAAGAGCCTAACACGCTCGCCGAGTGCCGCGTTAAGGTGGGTGTCGATCAGAACTTCGGGATCGTCGGGTGCGGCAAGGCCTGGAAGAAAGACACCGAGGCTCGGGAGACGTGCGAATTCGGGGTCAACGGCGCGGCCATCGTCGCGATGGGGCAGTGCGCAGTCGATTTCCCGGAGACCCCTGAGTGAACATCCCCGCGGAGCGCGTCTACTTCGCGACGCTCGTGACCGCCGGCCTGGTGAAGTGGCG